GTATCTTGTACATAGTTTGTTTGTTTTTCCAAACATAGCACACGTTATTGTATCTTGCCTTCTATTCTGCTAACCGCTTCTGATAACTTGTTTAGTCTAAAGTATATGTCTCGTATGTCTCGTTCTCTACGACTACTCATATTAGATATCACCATAACTAAAGCAGTAGCTGCTGCTCCCACTAGTGCAGCATATATCTCAGGCATTTGCGTAAATAGGTAATTATGTATAGTATGACTAATAAATCCTAATTATGACAGAGGAACAAGAAGAAAAGGAAGGCACGGATTGGGCTGAAATTTTTGGTCATGCTGTCCGATTTATGATTCTTTGCTGGTCGCTTGCAATGATGACTCTTGGATACATGGACAAGATTCGTAATGATGGAGCGTTTTTAGCCGGCCTCACCAGTGGGGTCTTAGGCAGTTATGGTATCTCTGTTAACAAAAAGAAACCTGCAAACGCTGCTAAATTAGTAGACAACAAAGACACTAACGTAGGAGTCAAATGAAAAAGTTATTAACATTACTGCTATTGTTCAGTCCTTCTGTAGCACTAGCAGACATCAATCACTCAATACAAAATGTCGTATCGGTCAGCACATTAGGAGCTAGTTCAACTTCAAATCGGGTGGGTACGACTTTCTCGGCATCAGGTACAAATGTTACGCCAACAGCAAATGAAACTGCAAATGCTATAGGTACTTTAGATTTAACAGATGCACAAATAACTAATGGTGTTCCAACTATAGATTCAACAACTACTTATGCAGTTACCACAGCTGGTGATGCATGGTCTGTGTCGGAGTCATTTATTCAAGGCGATTCTATACCTACCAGTTTTTTAGCAACAACAGTTACTAATGGTGTAGTCCCAGCATTACCAATTTTTGGTGATACATCGACCATAAGTGGAGGTGATATCGGTACTACTGCTATGACAATGGATAGTGGTGGAGCAATGACAGTAAACTTATCTGCTACAGGGGCAGGTGTAACAGCACAAATGTCTAGCACTATAAAATTAGAAATTGATTAATGAGATGGCTGGTACTGTTTTTATTTGGTATACCTAGTGCCTATGCCGGTGGAATTACGCCTTCATTTTCTACAGGCCAGATGGAAAGTAGCAGTTCTAGTAAGACTATTATTGTGGAGACGATTGTTACGGAAAACTACCGCACAGGTTATTCATATAGTTTGCAAGGCAATAACATCAAGGTTAAGGATGGAACTGTTATATCACCTGATGCAACCTATACAAACACACAGACAGTTAATGGGGTTTCGTTTAAATGGGTAACTCCAGATTTACCGACCAAGCCCCAATTCGAGATACAAAATCCTGGGGAAGCGTTCAGCATAACGGAAAATTTTCTTGCCCCAGGTCTAGATGCGACCAGCACTATTCAACGCACCATAAACACAGAAAGTCAAAGCACAAGCTTGTCAATTTTTTCAAATTAAGTTTACTATTATTACTGTATTCGCCCAAAACCCTTGCTAATACTGTAAGTTCGCCATCAGCCAGTTCGTCTGGAACGGTGATCAATAACGGATATCAAACTATAAATGGCGGTTTTCCAACGATGATTTATGGAGGTCAGGTGCAATGTCAACAACCTACACTAGCGTTTACACCTTTTATAACTAAAGGGGAAAACTACAGTACACCTCGCATAACCTCTACAGAAACTAATATTTATGATCTTGCTGAAAATGAAACAGGTGACTTAATAAATCCTGGCAAAATTTTATATACACAAATACAACCAAGAATAGATCAATCAACTCATAATTTTAATTATGGATTTACTATCAGTTTACAAGTGCCACTGGGAAAAGGATCTGATCTTTGTATTAAAGCTGCTGAAAATCAAATAGCAGGTCAAGAGTTTGTATTGGCTCGTCAAAAATTAGAAGCCAATCTCGCAAGGATGAAGGTATGTGCCGAGCAATTTAAGTTAGGGGTTAAACTGATAAACGAAGATGCAGTTGCCTGTAAAAATGTTGTGCTTACCACAATCCCTAATCAAGTATTACCACACACTCACAAATTAAAGCAGTAGGCAAGCTCGGTTAGCACTTACCTACCTAGACGCCCTATCCATTGCCTGATCGAATAGGGTTTTTTTATTTTACATTGTTTTGTTTAGGTTTAGTTAAAATCTTTTTAAAAATAGTCTTACTTATTGATTTGAGAAGACCCAAAAGTAATGGGCTACTGGCAGCCAAGAGAGAAATAGTAACAACATTAAGAGCAGCACTGCGACTTGGGAGTACAGAATTGATAAACGAGACACTTTCATAGATAGTACGGCATTCTCCAGTATCCTCATCTCTAATATACTCTTTAATAACTTCTAATCTTTTTTCGTTAACATATGAACCTACTCTTAACGCTCCCTCTGGGGGACAAAGTTTGTATTCTACTTTCTTATCCTTCTTTGGCTTCGGTTGTACTACGTTAGTGTCCTGTGTGGCCTTAGAAGCGGTGTTAATTGGTGCTGGGTCTGTATTTATTATTTGAGCAGGGTCGTATCTCATAGGCGTATACGATGGTATTTCACCGTTAGGACATAAAGTATACGTGCCACGTTTATCTGATATTAACAATGAAGGATTGCGTGTAATTTCTAGATCACGGTGATGTAAATAACATCCTGGCAATTTGCCTTCTAATTTTGGCTTTGTAAAATATGGAGTATCTGGGATATCAATTGTTGGCAATGTTATCTCAGGTAACTTTATTTCACTCATCTTTATTTATATTCCCAATAGAAATAGACCAATCCTTTTCTCCAAACTTACCAGTTTCTATTATTTTTGGTTTCTTAATTTCTTTATTTAATTCTTGATGATATTTTTTTATGTCATTATCTAATTCCAAATTGAATTTCTGCATACGCATCCAATGAATTAATTTATCTATATAATATTTAACTAGCTTTTTTACAAAACTAAAAATCATTAAAATTTAATTTCCTTTTTAGGAAGAACTTTAGGTATTGATGGCCCTGTTATATCTGGCATTGCATTACCTAATACATCATTCATTAATGGTTGTATTTCTTTAATTACCTTATCCATAATTTTTTTTTGAAACTGTGGAGATTGAACATATTTATATGTAAAAAAACCACCGCCCAGAATACCCAACATGAGTATTCCAGTTACGATGGTAATAATATCTAAAGCTTTTCGCATGATTAAAGAACAGTTATTACGAGCTTGCTCATTAATGAGTTTAGTCGTTCTGCTACTTATTGTAGCTATTTCACCGCTCTACGTCACCATGGGAATTATGTCTAGACAAATGCTAGAGAAAACAAAATAGTTACCAAGCACAACCTGTTGCTTTAACTGGTGTATTAAGCAAATCTATTTCACTCTTAATGTCATCTTCTATAAGGCTAACTCTTGAAGAACCAAGAGAATCTTTTACCCAACCAACCATAGTGGCTTCATTAGGTGTTTTTGCAGACTCGTCATAAGAGATAAAATCTGATGGAAGAGAACTAGGTTTAGTAAATTCTACTTGACCTGTACGTCTAGTTTTTTCTACGCCATCGTCTAAACCCATAACACGATAAACAACAGTAGTAAAATAACCATCTGAGATGTCTCTTTCACAACCCGTTTCGTTGATTTCCCAAGTGTAAGTGATAGCCATAATAATAAATCCTTTGTGATATAAGTTAAGCTGGTTGCTCAACTGTTTGTGTAACTTTCTTTAAAGCTTTTATAGCACCCTGATCTTCAATAAGTGGTTGTTGTAAACCTCTTAGTTGTTCTTGTAATTTTGCTATTTGTTGTTCTAGCTGTTGTGCTGAAGCAAGGTTCTGGTCAAAACGTTGTTGAGTTTCAATTAGTTCTTCTTCTGGTGTTGGCATAATAATTTAAATTTATGTTTCCCTAATATACTAAGCAGCTTCTAAAGCTGCAACTTTAGCTGATAATTCTTGAACTGCTTTAACAAGCGGAGCAATAAGTTCGCTGTAGTTTAAACCCATTGCACCTTTTTCTGGTTTGTCTATCATTCCTACATCATCTACATCTTTACCTATTTCTTTAATTGTTTCTTCTATGTCCTGTGCAATTAAACCATAACGTGTTTTTGTTCCAAGTCTTACATCATTCCATTTATATGAAACAGGATTTAATTTATTTATAAAGTCAAGACCTAAATCAGCTTCTAGTATTGAGTTCTTTTCGTTTCTATCTGAAGTATTAATAGAACCATTACTTGCATATACTGTACCCCATCTTGCATCACCAGCACCACAGTCACCACCGTTATGTTGATGAGGTCGGATAGTTCCATAAATTATTGCACCAAAGTTTACAACTAATATTTTTGTAGAGTTGGCGTGACGTATTTCTGTATTACCACTAAGGGTTCCAACCATTAACCAATGGTTATTTACGTCATTAAAAAGACCCCAAGTAGTGCCACCGTTGTGCATAAACACAACACGACCATCTATAGAATATCCAGCATAACCACCGACTGCACCGACACAGGAAAGTGTACCGTACTGACCACTAATATCTCGTAAATATCTGCTGTCATTATTTAAGTAAAGATAAGAATTTACTCTTAAACCATTACTTCTAGTGTAAGCTTTATTACTTCCATCCTGTTGAATAAAAACGCCATTATTAGCAGTTATGACACCAACAGTTCCGTTGTAGTACATCTTCATGGTGTCTGATCCACTACCAGTACCTAGTATTAGGTTGCCATTATCAGGATATAAAGCATTAATATCACTAGCTGTTTGGTCAGCAGTTGCTCCATTCTCTACGTTTATAAATGATCTAACCGCAGCAGCAGTAGCAGATCTATGATAATCTCCTTCACCACTTTGTTTGCACATAATGGCAGATATACTACCTGTTACTGAGTTATCTGTTGTATTTATATAGTTAGAAAATATGTATCCAGAAGAATGTCTTAGAACTACCGTACCATTACTAGCTGAAGCAGAAATAGTATATGGGAAGGAGTAGTTATTAGCACCATCAGCTACGTTAATAAATGACCTAATAGCAGCTGGTGTTCCATGTCTTATATACCCATCATTACTTGTTTCAACGCAAACTTTAGTGACTCCACTTGTAACATCATTAGGTGTTGTATTGAAATAGTTAGCAAATATATAACCAGAGTCATTTCTTCTAACTACAGTACCGTTTGATGCCGACTGTGAAATGGTGTATGGGAACGAGTAGTTGTTTGCACTAGCTGCAATACCATCTAACTTGTTCTTTAATGTTGTAGTGAAGTTCTTTTGTGTTAATCCTCCGTCACCAACAGAGTAAGTTGTGTCTGTGGTTACATATCCAGCACCGTTTGTTAACTGGTTGTTGTTAGTTGGAATTGTAGGAAGGTTGCCTGTATGGTAAACAGTTCTGGTAGTACCGTCAGCGTTCCATTGTAAGCCACTAGTACCACTACCAATGATTAATTCATCACCACTTTCTTGGTTATTAATATAAAGTTTTCCATTACTATTCCATTGAATGTAAGCTTTATTAGTTGATCCTTCTCTAAATCTTATATAAGGATTTGTTGAACCACGAAGAATTATTTTTTCATCGCCACTTCCATCAATTTTTTGAGTTCCATAAATTACAGTTCCACTTCCATAGGTTTGTAATTTAACTGAATTATCATAGTAGAGCCTACAGCCAGTACTGCCATCTTGAGCAAAGTCAGCTATTCTATGAGAAGTGTTTGACTTTTCTTGGAAAATAATATCTGATCCATAAAGCAGTAAAGATCCAGTACCAGTTGCATCAATGACAGAGTTATTTGTATCGTGAAACAGCTGTAAATCATCATCTGCACCAAACTTAATTCTGACGTTATCGTTAAAGTCAAAACCACTAGCACCTCCTCCCGAAGCAGAAGCACTTAAGACACCATTACTAATACTTAAATTACTACCAACTTTTATACCGCCAAGTGTACTTGCTGACGCAGTAGGTAAAGAATAGTTATTTGCGTTTGAAGCAATACCATCAAGTTTTGATCCGTCTGAAGCTACATCTCTTCCATCAACTGTACCTGATACTCCAATGTTTCCAGTAACATCTATTCCTGTTGAAGCTGTAGCTAAACGTGTTGTTGATCCATGTTTAAACTGGCAAGCACCACCAGTTATAAACTGTGCCATTATAACACTATTAGTAATATCATAAAGAGATATTTCACTTCCATTTGTTTGTATAGAAAGTATTCCGCCACCAGTTTCTTTTATAATTGAATTACCATTAGATGATTGATGATATATTTCTAAAGCAGCAGAATTTCCTATTTTTAATCTGTTGTCACTGTCACAGAATAAATCTCCAAACCATTTAACTCCAGAAGAAGCGGTTTCTAATCTTAAATTATGATCCCAATAAAGTTGTACGGTTCCGTTTTTAACAAACCTTGCCATGTAATCAGAACCAGCAATAAGTTGTATGCTTGTAGCATTGCTTAAAAGTCTTAAGTTTAAAGCACCTTCACCATTATCAATGTAGCTATTTGTATTATCGTGAAACAGCTGTAAATCTAGCTGAGCACCTAGTCTTATTTTTCCTGTGTCATTCTGAATATTAAAGTTACCACTTGTATCTATAGTTGCTCTTGCTGCAGAAGCAGTTCTAAATGTTAAATCAGCACTGTGAAGAGTACCAAAAGTTCCATCGTTAATTATTTGAATACCAGTGGTTCCATGAACACCACAAGTTATTTGACCTGATCCTACCTCTAAATTACCAGTAACACCAACACCGCTATTTTTAGTCAAAAGCTTAGTACTACCATTGTATTGAAGTTGTACTCCGCCATCAGCAGTTATTATTCCAGCAGACCCGTTATAGAAAAGCTTTAAGGTGTCATCACCTGAGCCAGTACCAAGTATTAAATTTCCATTGTCAGGATATAAATCGTTTATAGTACTTGCTGTTGGAGCAGAAGCACTAGCACTTAGAACGCCAGTAGATGCGTCAATACTTAAATTATTACCAACCTTAATACCACCAAGAACACTATTAGTAGCTATTGGTAATGAATAATTATTTGCGTTAGCACCAATACCATTTAATTTAGTTTGAAGTGCATCAGTAAATACATTACTATCGCTTGCATTTCCTACAAGTGTTCTGATTTCTGCTGCTGTTTGATCTGCTGTAGCTCCACTTTCTATTCCGTCTAATTTAGTTCCATCAGCAGCTACGTCACGACCATCTACATTTCCAGAAACAACAATATTACCTGAGACATCTACACCTGCATTTGTAGTAGTTAATCTTATAGTTCCACTTTCGTATAGTCTTACTGCACCATCCTGTGCAAAATCAGCCATCCTTGATGATGAATTATGTTTTAAGAAAATAATATCTGAACCATAAATTAATAGACCTCCTGTTCCCGTGTCATCAATAATTGAATTACTGTTGTCATGGTATATTTCTAACGCAGCACTAGGGCCTATTTTTATTTTGTTATTGGCGTCAGCAAATAAATCACCTATCCATTTAACACCTACACTACTAACTTCTAATTTGTTCGCACCATTTTGCTGTAAGTGTATTGCGTTATCACTTGTAATTTTTGCATTACTGCCATCATAATATAATTTTAATGTGTCATTTCCTGACCCTGTACCAAGAATTAAGTTGCCATTATCTCCATATAAATCATTTACGGCAGAAGCGGTTAATGATAATTGAGATGCACTAAGCACACCGTCACTATCAATGCTTAGATTTGTACCAACTTTAATGCCACCCAGAGTATTTTGTGCTGCTGTTGGCAGGGAATAATTATTAGCATTAGCAGCTATGCCATCAAGCTTTTGTCCATCATTAAGTAAATCTCTACCATCAACAGTTCCTGTTACAACAATGTTTCCTGAGATAGTAACGCCCGTATTAGTTGTTTGAAATTTAGGACTATTGTCATAGTAAAGTCTTACACCAGTACCACCATCTTGAGCGAAATCTGCAATTCTATGAGATCCATCTGATTTCTCATGAAAAATAAAATCTGATGCGTAAAACAATAAGCCACCACTATTTGTATGACTACCACCTACTACGTCACCTCTAGCATCAATAATAGAATTTTCATTAGAGCCATCTATATCGTGGTATATCTTTAAAGCAGCCTGGTTACCAAGTTTAAGTATTTGATCATCGTCACAAAAAAGATCTCCAATCCATTTTGTTCCACCAGAATGTGTTTCTAATCTGTTAGCACCATTATATTGTATATGGACTCCTGTATCAGCACTTATAACACCATAATTAGCACCGCTGTTTGAACCATAATACAAAACTAATGCATCATCATTATTAGTATTACCTTCGCTTGTATTATCAGTTGAACCGTTACCTAGTATTAATTGAGTAGTGTCTCCAAAAACTGAGTTTATATTAGATGCTGTTAAAGATTGTCCAGTAGAAACTTCTAATAAACCATTGCCATCAATAGTTAAACCAGATCCAACTTTAATTCCACCTATGGCACTAGCAGTTGCTATAGGTAAAGAACCTGCTGCAATACCTGTAAGGTTAGAACCATCACCACTAAAAGCTGTTGCTGTTACCGTTCCGTCTACCGTGACTCCAGTGGCAGATGTAGCTAATTTAGCTGTAGGGTTATTTCCGGCATCATAATATAGCCGAACTGCACCTTCTTCAGCAAAGTCAGCAAGTCTGTGACCTGATGCACCAGCCCTATGAAAGATAATATCTGAAGCATAGAACAATAAACCGCCACCACCTGTCTCACTAATATTTGTGTGATGATTTGCGGAGTTGCTATCTGAAGCATCATGATATATTTCTAGCCCATCATTAGTACCAAATAATGCTTTTACACCATCATTCCATCTTTGGTTTGATGAATAAGTTGTACTTACAGCAAAATCTAATTTACCGTAACCAGAACCAGAACCATCTTTTTCATCATATGTAACTGATATACCTGTTTCAGTATTACCAGTAACCATAGCACCGATAATATCTTGTACATTTTCTACTGATAACGCTGCTGGAATAGTAGGTTTATCATCTAGATCGTTATAAGAAATACCAGAAACAGTACCGGTAAATGTAGGACTAGCTAAAGGTGCTTTAGCTGCTAAGGCAGTAGTAACAGTAGTTGAAAACGAAGCATCGTCACCCAAAGCAGCTGCTAATTCATTGAGTGTATTTAATGCGTCAGGGCTACTGTCGATTAGATTTGATATGGCAGTTTGTACAAAGGCAGTTGAAGCTAACTTAGTTGTATTGTCAGTCGCACTCTGTGTTGTAGTTACACCTGTTATTGTATTATTACCAAAATTTGGATTAACTTTTGTACCATCTATAGCAGCATCACTAGCTATATTTACGTTCTTGATAGTGCCAGTACCAAAATCTACAATAGGTAGTCTTGATAAAACAACACCAAAAAATGCAGTGCCATTAGTTGGTGCAGTAGCAAAAGTTATCGTGCCATTAAGAGTGCTTATTGTGTAAGCAGTACCAGGTTCTAAAAGATGTCCAGCTAAAACAATATGTACAGCTTCAGCACTTGCAGGTTTTACAACAACATTATTTATTTTTAAATTAAATGTGGTTAATACGCCATTAAAATCGTTAGCAATACTATCTAATTTTTGTGCATTTATAGCACCAAGATCATATCGTCCTTGCGTAACCCACTTTGTTCCATCGTAAACATATTGCAATCCATTTGATGCATTATGAATATCTGTCTGTGACGGATTATTTGGAAAATCAAGAGCCATAATATTTTACGGAAATGAAGTCTGGCCAGTTGAATAGCCAGGACAAAATTGTATAAAGTTATCGTTAGCAGCATTGTAATTTCCAGTTCCATCAATATTTGTTGTTTGCCAATCAATACCTGCTGTTTGGTTACCCGATACATCAACACCAAGAATTACAATATGATCGTGGTTACTACCATTTACTTGTATTCCATATTTTTGTGGGCCAGTACCACTTAAGTCAACTGTTGTACCACCGCACTTACCACCTGATATAAAAACATGATTTCTAGTAGCACCAATGGTTATACCGCTGTATGTATTATTATTAGAAGATCCATTACCACCAATAGTTGGGTTTGTAATACTGACATTTTGTGTTGAAGAATTTATTAATATTCCGTGTTGTCTATTGTCTCGACAGTTAACATTGGAAATTTGTACTGTTGAATTTTGTGCGTCACCTATATTTATACCTTGTTCGTAATTAGTACCAGCAAAACAATCTGCAATAGTTATAAAATTACCCGTACCGTTTATATTAAAACCATCGTATGCTGCTCTTTCTGCTTCAGCATTTTCAAAGTTTATAAAGTTACCGTTCCATTGACCAGTTAAATAATAATTATCTCTGCATCTAATTACAGACGTTCTTGAAATAAAAATAGTGTTTACTTCACCATCAATATAAATACCTCGCATTGTATGGTTAATTTTATTACCTATCCATTGCCACGTAACACCACCGTCACTAATGCTTGATCCAGCACCAGCTGGCCCACTACCAGAACTATTTGACGTTCCACTAGAAGTGCATTTATATACTCTTTCTCTATCGTTATGTACTAAATCATTAACAACGTAAGAAGTATTTTGTGACCACGATCCTCTACCATTAAGTGAATCATCTCTTTGTTGATTACCATTGCTGTCTAATAATGGTTTATCAGGATCTAATGCTGGAGCAGGACTTCCGTCCATTATGCAATCAACAATTCTTATCTGATCCATGCGGTCAGTGGTACTACTGCCGTGTAATTTAATAACATGACTATCTGCACTAGCTTCTGGTATGTCTCTAAATTTGCAATTCCTAATTATAGATGAACTTAAACCATCAAAATTCATGCAATAATTTATGCCATAAAATAAAAGATTTTCGTAAATATGTTCTTGGCAACCAGGATTTGATACTACATAAATAGCACCGTTTGTTGGTTTTACTCCATCCCCTCCTGTATTGTTGTTGTTATATGTACCACCAACAAAAGTAAAATTTCTAATTTGTACTGATCTTGCCTTGTCTATTTTTATATATGGAGCTATATCGCCATTACCCAGAATTACACCGCCATCTGCCATAAAAAATCTAGCACCGTAATTATCAGCACCAATAGCGTTACCTGCTAGACCTTCTAAAATAATTGCATTTTTTGTATTACTAATTTGTAAAGAGCCACCTAGTTTATATTTACCAGCAGGGAATATTACTTTCCCACCAGTAGAAGGAACTGCATTTATAGCATTTTGTATTGCACCTCTATCATCTGTTGTACCATCCCCAACAGCACCATAATCTTTTACATTAATAATATCGCCTAATTTTGACGCTAATGTTCTAGCAGTACCACCTGTACCAACACTTGTATAAGATATCTTAGTAGATTTTATTGCAGCACTTGAATTTACATCATCATCAATAATACTGTTATTAACTATGTTTGATGAATTAACAGTAATATCAGTTGGTAAAGCACCATCTAAAAGTTTACTTAAAGGTACAGAATCATCTTTTAATTTAGATCCATCTATATCTGCATTATTTGCAATATTAGCGTCAGTTAAATTTGAAGTATCTCCACCACCACCAATAATTCCATGAGTAGAAAAAGGAGGATTTGTTTCTACCCATTGAGTAGATGTGCCATCATAATAATAAACAAAGCAACGGCCAGAAACTGAGTCATACCAAATACTACCTATGGGTGGATTTGATGGAGCAGTAGGACTAACTAAAAAAGCTGTTGGTTGTGTATTAGTTAAACTTAATTCACCAGCGTTATCAAAAGATAAATTTTTATTTGCCCGTGTTGCTGGATTTGCAGTAATCTCTGTGGTGTTAATAGTATTGGTTAAAGAAAATTTAATGGATCTGTTTATTTCATCTTCTTGTTGTTGATGTAATACTACTGCTTTATCTAATGCGTCATTTATTACTTCTGGAAAAAATCCACCTTGGTTTGTTAAATCTGTTCCTTGTAATGCTGGGACATCAGATGTAATAACAATGTTAAAACCTGTAGCTAAATTCTGATTAGCACCTCCAGATTTTAATGTTATGCTTCCACCAGGATTGCTGTTCTGATCATCATTACGGTCAACTGTATAATCATTATTTACACCAAGAGTTAATGTTGTTTCTATACTTGTGCTTACTTCTATTTTTTTAACAACAACATTTTCATCTGTAAAAACTTTAAATGCAAAAGGATATGTATGGGTATTACCATTGCCGACTAATATATTCGTTTTTCGTATAGTCGAATTTATTGTCATTAACTAGACATTTTCACTATCTAATTAAGGTTACCAACAAGTCTTTGCTTTACGGTCACACCTTTAATTTCTTTGCCTACGTCCAGACTTACCTGTAAGAATACCTCTAAGAAAATCTAATGGGCCATCTGGTGTTACTCTTCCTTTGCTAACATCAACTGCATAACTAAAGGGTCTACCTAATACTGTTAGTGGTGTATTAGTTAGTAAAGACATAAATGTAAATACATCTCTAACGTGTTTACCTGTTACTTCTTTTTCATCGCTAAACCAAGCTTGAAACGCACGAAAAGTACCAACAGATCCACTTTCTAATGTTGAAATAGATGGACTTGTTTGTATACGATCATCATAAGGTTTGTCATTTAAAGCATTAAATGGCACTGCTAATAAGTTACCAAGTGGTACAAAAGCTAATCCAAATTTTAATGGTTCAACAAAAAACATATCAAATATTTCATCAAGGTATCCGTCTTCATCTTGATCACCTAAGTTACCGCCAAAGAAATTAACAATAATAGCTGAAACAACGGCTGGCATATACATACCAAACATAAATGTATATATCAATCGTTCTTTACCTTGACCTGTAATTTTATATCCCATGTCATTAATTAATTTTTTATATTGTGTGGCATTTAAATTTGCAACTGTATTAAAGAAACCTGTAAATTGAAGTAATGATTGAACCATTGCAGTGTCAGTTTGAAATGCTGCTCTATCTTCTGGTAATAAACTGTCTTGTGTTAAGCGTACATTTGCATCTGCCTGTGCTATAGCTTCTTTTTGTGCTACAGCATCTGGCATAGATGCAGGTTTTTTAGCAAAAAATTGATTATATGATCCTATCCATACAACGCTATCAACTTGGTTTTGAAATGCCTGTTGTATAAAATATCCGTGCTTATTAGTCCACGCTTGTATTTTTTCGTATTTACTTGGATTTATAACTAAATCATTTAATGTATCTTGTATATCAAACATTTGATTTTTTTGACGATCATTCATAAAAGGTGATAACTCTGCAATAAATTGTTGAGTTTTATTTGGATTACTATAATATTGTTTTAAACCACTACGCATAAATTTTCCTTCAACTTTTATTGAAGATAAAAAATTACCAGTAAATTGTTGTACAGCATTTTGAAAATTAGCAAACATAATACTAACTCCAGTACGTTTTTTTAATGCTCTAAAAAAATTATCTGCTGGAATGTTTTCTCCACGCAACATTGTTCTTTGTCGTGCAGAATTGTTTAGCCAAGGTAACAACATATAATCTATTGCAGATGGATTAACATCAGTTAATGCAGTAGCAAATTCTTTGTTTTTAATTATTTTTAATACATCTGTAATTGCAGGTTGAACATATGCAAAACGCAAAGCGTCATCTATGTGTTTAACCATTGCATTTAAATGTAAAGATAAAGGCTTGTTATATTCAACACGAGTTTTTGTAAATCCTTTTCCTACAGCAGGTAATGACATTTTATAGTCAGTTTTTAATTCTTCTAATTTTGCATTTCTTTCCGCATCTGTAACCATGTCTGGGTCAACTTTAGCAGGTACATAGCCACCTTCATATGTGCCGTATTTATTAATAGTAGGACTTGCTTCTATTTCTTTAAAATAATATCCAAAAACATCTTTATGTGTTTTTTGCAATAATGGCAGCATTTCTTTATTTAAATCCCATACAGCTTGTAAAAAATCAAAATCCTTTTTTGTAAGAATATTTGTGTCAATCATTCGTTTAACAAAAACATCCCATTGTCTAGTATCTAATGATCCATCTTCTCTTAATTGACCCCATCCTCTACCTAATAATAATTTTCTTAAATTACTTTTATTACCTGTGTGCAGCATAGCTCCAAGCAATTCAACCTTACCTCTGCCATGGCTTTCTGTACCAAATGTGTATTGTGTATCGAATTCATTTGCAACAATTAAACTATTGCCAAAATCTACTTCTTTCAACATATCTGCATATTTTTTTGTAAATTTAATTTGTGCTGTTCGATATTCTGTAAGACTATTTTTAACTGGACGCCATATATATTTTGTAAATGCACCTGCTTCTAAACCTTCACGGAATAATACAGAGCCTTTTCCTTGTACTTCTGCTCCGTCCATACCATCTGCCCAATGCTCTACTCTTCTCAATCGTGCTTTTTGATCTTGCAATTTTGAATGCAATTTATCTAAATTAGTTTGTGCTTTAGTAACTCCAGTAATTTTTGCTTTTGGCATAACATTCATACGTTCTACCAATTCGTTTATAACTGGCTCTAACTCAAGTTTTTGTCCTTCTATAACTATTTGTTTTTCTCTTCTTGATTGATGCCATAAAGATTGTATAACTTCATCTAATGTGTCAAAATCTTCTACTGCTAAATCTTTTATATCTTTAAGTTTAGTTATTTGATCAACTTCTTTAAAAATATTAGTAGTATTTCTTAAGTTTGATTGTTCTCTTATAATTGGTTCTAATTCTAAATACAGATCTTCATTATATTTTTTTAGTTTTTCTATATATACGTTAGGTGATTCTACAGCAGGGCCAAAACCATAACTAGCTAATATAGTTTTTGCAGCACTAACCATATCAACATTTCTTGTTTTTGCTAATTTTTCATCTGGTTTAAATATTTTTTTGAAATTTGCAGTTGCCTTGTCATAGCGTTTATGTATTTCTATAGCTTCTTTTGCTAATTGGTTGTTTAATAATTGTGCTTTTTTAGCTTGTATTGTTGCTTGATTATCACCTTCACGCATTGCTTTTTCTGCTGCCTTAGTTGCTTTTGCTTCTTGTCGTGCAAATAATGTAGGTCTTACTTCTCTTAATGTTTTCTTAGCTAATATATCTTTTGCTACTTGTTTTGCTGCTGCTACCTGTAATCTTTGTGGTTGCATTACAGTAGCTAAAAATCTTAATTCAGTTGCAATAAATCTTGCTCTAGCTTCATTATGTAATGCTTCTTGTACTTCTAATTCTTGTTGTCGTGGATCTGTTAAATTACTAAACTCGTCAACCATGCGTTGATCTGTTCTTTCTTTAATAACATTTTTTATTGGTTCTAAATCTACAAGTGCATCAAGCATATTTATTGGATTTTCGTACCCAAACATTTCTGCAACCATTTGCACTGGCATACCGTTTTTAGAAACCATGCCGTACTTGCCTGTACCTAATTGTTTAATCAATGCAGTTGCTGCTGCATCGTCATAAAATGGCAAAATATTTTTTATACTATCTGCATTTATTTTGTAATTTTCTTTAACTACAACTTTTTCTCCTTGATCATTAATAGTTTCACCACGTTTTAAATATTTTTGTAATCTATATATTTGCTGATTTTCTGCTTTTACTGTTTCTTCTTCTATTACTTTTTTGCGTGTAGCGTTAACTTGCTTTTGTAAATCTTTTAATACTCTACTTCTAGCGTTAGACAGCCATTTAACTTGTCTCATACTAGATTTACTTAACTTATCAATAGCAACATCCTGTGCTTCTTTTATAGCAGCAGTATATTCTTGCCATGTTTTATTATCCATTCCACTTTCTTCTTGCGTAGTAAACATAGCTTTCATGCCATACACACGTTGTGACTCTATAATTTGTTCTTCGGTAGCTATCATGCGATCCATTACACCTCTAACCTCGTCAGTTAAAACTGGTAAATCTACACCGTTTTCTTCTCTATATAATTTATTTAAATCATCTCTAATAGATTTATATACTTTACGAACCCATTCACCAAATTTATTAAATATGTCTTGCAAATTTTTATTAGGTGCTGCCTTTTTTTCTGTTATATATATTTCATAATTATATGCAAAAGCTTCATGATATTTTCTTTTTTGATTCATATCTA